TTTGTCCAATTAGTGAGTATCTTAAATATTTCTGAGGCACGTTCTTTGAACGCCCTCTTGAGTATTTTTAGTAAATTTTTCTGCGGCACATTTAGCACTTTGCGTGTTAATTCGCGTATATTTCCTAAATGCCCTCTTAAAGATTTAAGTTTACTTTCAGCTTTCCGTTGCAGTGTCTCCTGAGATGCTGCACCGCTAGAGTTATTGGCAATACTGGAAGGTTATACCTTCTTTTTTTGCACTTGTTCCTAAAGTATAAATCGGACGAATGACTATCGTTACTAGTCAACAATTTTGAAGTTGTCAGAATTGAGCAATCTGACCTTGCTGCTTCAAGACTTCCACATTTGTGAAAGGGCTTGGTGCGGGCTTTATGCCCGCTTTTGGGGGGTTTAACAACCCCCCCTTATGGAGCTTTGCTCCAACCTATGGTTATTGGTGACCATAAATAATACACCCTTAGGTATGGGAGATAGTTACCCCCAACTTTGCATATTATATAAGATAAAACAAAATAAAAAATTTTACCGAAGAATCTAACTAATTCTTCCTGCATATATAGTGAGTATTACTTATATGATTAATTCTACTTTGCTTAGAGTTATCAATAGCTTACCTTAATGATGTTTAAGTTAGAGTAATGAACTAACAGCGGTCCTTAGAAAACCGCTCGGCATTGTTTTTGGGCTTTTGCGAGCTCTAGTATCGTTTAATTATGATTACTCGTAATATTACTGATCAATTACTTAGTATAGATCCCGTATGTCATCTCTCGGTCCGAGATGAACGTGTGTCTACCCTAGAGCAAATAGACTAACGTGCGGCGCGTGAAAAAATATCCGTTTCAAGAATCATGAGTACAACTAAAACAATTAACGATTTACAACTATTCAAGACGCTTGGTAGTGGCTTAGGACCACGTAAATTACCACCTAAAACGAACTGCGGATCACTGACGCAGATGTTAGAACTCACTTTACAGAGTGAACCTAACACTCCACCCCCTTCCTTCCCTACTGGAGTCGGAGAACAAGTAATTGATTTTCTAACAAAACTCCGAGTAGTAATGAATGAGAACTCTATGGGGTGTAATACTATATCTGAAAACATCTTGAAAAATGCTGAAGATTTAGTATTATTGATAATTCAAATTTGCAAATTAAGCTCGGTCTCTGATAGAGTTATAGCGGTAACTGCTTTTTTGAAATTTAAGAGTTCTAAACCTCTTTCCAAATCTGTTTTGGAAAAGGTAGCAGCTTTACTCAAGGCTTTGAATAATGCTGTAATTCATTATTGTAATCCTGTTACTTTACAGGATAGTAATGGATCAAAAACTGAGGTTCCTAATGCCTATAGGAATCTGTTGGATGATTGGGAAAGAATGGATGATTCGCCCATAACGGCCAAGATGCGCGAGCTCATGAGTTTCTGCATGGCTTTTTCAGTTCTGGAATCTTGTGGAATCAATGAATCCTTTGCAGATTTAATCTACTCGGAATTCCGAATCACCACTAAAACAAGAGGTGAGAGACGAGTTACAGGTTTTCTTTTCTCTTTTCTCGATCTTTTAGAGTTCGTCATGTCACGAGCTAAAGTGTGTTATACTGAAGGATCACTGCGGCCTCTATTTCACTCAGCCACCTCTTATAATCTATGGTATGATAGCGTTCTAACTATAAAAATGTGGAGTAGAATGCTTGATTGTCCTGAGGAGAATGGTTTTACTGAGCATCAGTACATCCATGACCTAGAAGAAGCTATAGATAAAGGTGAAACTATGCAGAAACTTGCCAAAAGCAATCGTGATAGAAAAGCTTTCGGTGTAATTAATTCCGAATTAAAGATTCTGCGGGCGGAGCATTTGACCATTAAACGAGCATCAAAAACTCGTAGAACTCCATTCACTATCTTAATCCCTGGTGAGACAGGGGTTGGGAAGACGTATATAACTGAGATGCTTTTTGATTATTTTAGTAAGTTGAGAAATCTACCAATGGGTGATGAATACAAATATATACGTAATCCAAATGATGAATTCATGAGTGGATTTAAATCATCAGTTCTGTATGTTCTCTTAGATGATATAGGGTTTATGCATCCTAATGCAGCCCAGAGCGGAGACCCTTCCGTAATGGAAATGTTGCAAATGGTTAACCCCGCACCTTTCACTACAAATCAGGCTGAGCTGGAAAAAAAAGGTAAGGTCCCCTTCTTGCCAGAATTCATAATTGCCAATACAAATACCAGGACTATGAATGTGGATAAGTATTTTTCGCATCCTTCCGCTGTTCAACGGAGATTTCCCTATCTCATAGAACCGGAAGTGAGACCTGAGTATTGTAAAGTATCTTCACATATGTTAGATTCAGGTAAGGCACCGGATTCGGTCGATGGGGTCTATTCTGATCTTTGGATGTTTTCTGTATTTGAAATTGTTCCCCAAGTTTTGGGTACGAAGGGTGTTGCCAAACGCCTTCTAGCCCGCGAGGAACCAATTCTCAGGCATGCAACTTTATATCAATTGCTTGAGTGGTTCAAAGGGGCTGTTGCCAAACATTATGAGAATCAGCAGAAAATGCTAACAAACACTCAAAACATGAAATCTGTGACATTATGTCCTCATCAATTCCCACATTATATGTGTAAAGAGTGTGGTGATCAGTTTAAACAAATGCCCAATCGCTATCAAGAAGAGTTCGCAATGTTTATGGAAGACAGAGCGAGCATTTCAAGTAGTGATTCTACTGAGCCTAGCACTCCTGAGGAGGAGAATGCTAATATGTGTATGGAAGATAGGGTTACTCTCCAATCCTCCTCACAGTTTACAATAGATGCAGGACCTGAATGTGATCATTGTGGTTTCAACTGCCCCATGATAAGTATGCACAGTGAGTGCCATAGTATTTGCCCGCATTGCCGACATTGTATGAGTGAAGAAGACTTCCTTTTTAAGGATTGTCTAAATTGCTTGTTAATGAGGCAAAGGGTGAAACATTTAGTTCAATTCGAACTCCAATCGGACACAGAGGATAGGGTATCGAGGCATATTAATGTCGTACCAATGAAATTGAGTGTACCTATACATATAGGAATTTTCTTGTATTGTTTTTTCTATACTCTCATTTTTAATGTATTCTCTCAACATTTTTTTTCGAATCATTATAAATTTTTCATGAAAACTTGGCACTTGTCAAGATTGATGTATTTGAGAGGCATTGATGAGTTTACTTATACTCGAGAGATGCGCAACATTATTGGTGAAATTGGTTCAAATACTGAACTGTTTATGCTCTCCAGAGAATTTGTTAAGCAATTTGCTTTCTTCTCTCTTGGTTTTGCCATTACTCGACTTTTAATTGGCGTTCTCTTGCCATCATTAGGGAAACCAAAAGACATCAAAGTCGAAGATAGTGAGCCACTGATTAGTTCGAGTTCCGATTCTGAGTCTTACGATTGTTCGGATGATGAATCAGAACCCTCAGTCATTCAAAGGCACTTTTTGGGTGCTGACTTAGATGATCGGAACGAGGCAGATTGGAAGGTCCAAGGGAATCTGAATTCTCAGTTAATAGGCCAAAAACCTATACCTCTTAAAGAGAAATTTAATCCTTGGAAGAATGACAAGTATGAATTGACTGTAGCAGATACGAATAGACTATCCCGGAGTTTTAAAGCTCTCTCTCGCCAGCAAATTATAGATATTATTGGTAGGGGATTAGCTTCAGTTAGGATCAGAAATCCAGATGGTTCTTTCAATAGGACCAACTCTCTATGTTTGTGTGATAGATATTACATTTTTAATTCACATGTGTTTTCAAAGGACGATGAAGATGTTATCATGGACATAGATTTCTCAACTGTTCAGCAAGGCGTAACTATGAACCTCTCGAAAGTGCGTATAGCTAGAGAACAAATTGTCCACATTACGGGGGATCTTTCTCTCGTATTTATACCTCAGCTTCCACCCCGTAAAGATCTGAGAGGGTTGCTACCCAATCGGAGTTTTAGGGTGAAAGGGGATGGTATTTATTTACACCGTAATAAATTGGGTGAGTATGTTCCCCCCATACGAGTGAGGGGTGCTACTCGCCAAATGTTTCATAATCTCCTAATTCCTGGGGACGTGGATGCTTATCATGCTAAGGTAGATGTGGCCACAGAGAATGGTTTCTGCGGATCAATTATGCTGCTAGATACTGAACATGGCCCTGTATTTGGGGGCTTTCATTATATGGGAGCACCTAATTGCGAGGTAATGGCACACATGATCTATACTGAGATGATTGAAGATTTCTTCAAGGATAAATTTGTAGTGGATACGGGATCTATCGATTTAACTTGTTCCAACAATAGCTTTGAGTTGCAAACACTCCATGCTAAGTCCCCCATTAGGTATTGTACCGAAGGGGTCGCCAATTGCTACGGAAGTTTGTCTGGATTTCGTGCTTCACACAAGAGTAGAGTTCAGCCAACGCTAATGTCTAAATACTGGATAAGAGAGAGATCAATTAAAGTTGAGCATGGACCTCCATTACTTAAGGGATATAAACCCTGGCGAAATGGTCTACTTCCGATGATAGAGAATAATTTCAACTTGAGTTGGAAAAAAGTAGATACTGCCGTGAATGCGTACCTTAATGATATTGCACGAGCTTTGCCAGAATCTGAAGGAAATTTGTTAGAGATATACGATTTTGAAACTGCACTTAATGGTTCTCCTGGGGTGCAATATGTTGATAAAATTAACTTCAACACTAGCGCAGGTTTCCCACATAATAAAACTAAAAAAGCCTTTACTACCCCCAGACTTGATGAGAAAGGTAGAGATACCGGATTTGTAGACGCAAATCCTGAAATCCATGAGGAGGTACAAAAGATATTGGATAGTTAT